AGGCACCTTCTCTTGGATTCGTGCCTCTTAAAGGTGAGATACTTTCTAAGTCTCGTGCTGCAGTAAAGCGTATTAATAAATAAATTTAATAGCAGAGAGGCACCTCAGTGTCGGACCTCTCTGTAATTTGGCTTTTAGCCCTTACGAGGATACCTATTAGCCGTCTAGACGGTGGGAAAGACCACAAAACGTTTAATTTAATTTGCGCGCGATGATGATTTATACCCTTAGTAAATTTAAAACATAGATAAATGGCTCAACAGTCAACAGATCATCAGGCATCGGTAACCGTACCTGGTGCTAATAATGGGGGTGCGGATAGACGCGCCCTGTACTTGAAGTTATTTTCAGGAGAGATGTTCAAAGGTTTCCAGCATAACACAATTGCTAGAGATCTAATAATGAAGCGTACCTTACAGAACGGATCCTCACTCCAGTTCATCTATACAGGACGCACAAAAGCTGAGTACCATACTCCAGGTAACTCAATACTAGGTAACAGTGACGGTGCACCTCCAGTAGCTGAGAAGACTATTACAGTCGATGAGCTATTAATCAGTTCAGCATTCTTGTATGAGCTAGATGAGACACTTGCACACTATGACCTTCGTAGTGAGATATCTAGAAAGATTGGATATGCTCTAGCTGAGAAGTATGACAGACTTGCTTTCAGAGCTGTAACTCGTGGAGCACGTACAGCATCACCAATAACTAAGTCTAACTTTGTAGAACCAGGTGGTACTCAGATTCGTGTTGGTGCAACTACTAACGATTCTGATGCATATGTAGCTACTAACCTAGTTAATGCTTTCTACGATGCTGCAGCTGCTCTTGATGAAAAAGGAGTATCAACTGATGGCAGAGTAGGTGTATTGAATGCACGTCAATACTATGAACTCATCCAACAAGTAGGTGATAATGGTCTAGTTAACAGAGACGCACAAGGTACATCCCGTCAGAAGGGTAATGGAATTGTGGAGATCGCTGGTATCAAGATCTACAAGTCAATGAACATTCCGTTCCTTGGCAAATATGGTACTGCTTATGGTGGTACAACTGGTGTAACAGCACCAACAAACACAGGTGACTTTGTAAGTGTAACTCCAGAGGATGCCTCTGGTGCACAAACAGGTATCAAGAATGACTACGGTACTAACACAGAACTAGGAGCTAAGTCTTGTGGACTTATCTTCCAGAAAGAAGCTGCTGGTATGGTAGAAGCTATTGGTCCTTCAGTACAAGTAACCAAAGGCGACGTATCCGTTATCTACCAAGGTGACGTTATACTTGGTCGTTTAGCTTGCGGTGCAGATTATGTTAATCCTGCAGCTGCAGTTGAATTATATGTAGGTGCTTCAGCTCCTTCAGCATTCTAAGTTTATTGGGGAGTCTTTATGGCTCCCTTTTTTTTATTTATATCGAACTATGGCATTTCCTACCACTAACGCTACACAAGAATTACCAGCGGTTAATGAAATATTAGCGTCAGTTGGTCAAGCTCCTGTAACGACACTAGATCAAACCAACCCAGACGTTGCGATTGCATACGACACGTTGTTACAGGTGTCAAGAGAAGTCCAGTCAGAAGGATGGACATTTAATAAAGAATATCATTATCCATTTAGTCCTGATGATAATAATGAAATAGTCATACCAAGCAATATCTTACAAATAGATATGGCTGATAAAGGTGATTATAAAGATATGAATGTCATTAGACGTAATGGGAAATTATATGATAAAGAAGATCATACACATACATTTACTTCTAAAGTAGAATGTGATGTTCTATGGCTTTTCGATTGGGTTGATTTACCCAGACCTATACAAGATTATATAACTGCTAGAGCTTCTACAATTGTTGTTTCTAAAATAGTAGGTGATCAGAATTTATACCAAATGTGTCAACAGAAAGAAGCTTTTGCTAGATCTTTAGCACTTGAGTATGAATGCAATCAAGGTCAGTTCACATTCTTTGGACACCCCCAAGGCGGTAACTATTACAACAGCTACAAACCATACCATGCCTTACAAAGATAATGCCAAATGTCACACAAACTATTTCTAATTACTTAGGCGGTGTATCTAAGCAGCCAGATACAAAAAAGATGCCTGGTCAATTAACTGATTGTATTAATGCTTATCCTGACCCTACGTTTGGTTTAACTAAACGACCTGGATTTAAATTCTTAAAAGGTTTAGGTAATGAGAATATCTATGCTAATGCTAAGTGGTTTTATATCCACAGAGATAATGATGAGAAATATATAGGATATATGGAATGTCACATCTGGTACACCAGCAACAATAACCTATACATCAAATGCTAATACCTCATATCTAACAGGTACTACAGCTAATGACTATGACATATTAACTGTACAAGATACAACGATAGTAACTAATAAAACTAAGACTGTAACCACTCAAGCAGCTCCATCATTCACTGCTAATAAGGTCGGAACTGTAAGACTAAGAGCTGTAACAGCTGACACAACATACAGTGTTACTGTTAATGGATCTACAGTTACAAATACCACTGGAGCTACACCTGATGCAGATGCAATACTAACCAGTTTAAAGAATAGTATTAATGGTTTAAGTATATCTGGAATGACAGTCACTCAGCTTGACTCATCCCTTGAATTAAGCTGCTCCAGTGCCTTCACATTGACCGGTAAAGGCGGTCCAGACAACGAAAGGTTATCTACATACCAAAACCAAGTTGCTAACGTTACAGACCTTCCTGGCAGGTCTAAACATCATCGTGTAGTAAAGATTATAAATACAAGTTCAGATAATGATACTTACTACTCAAGATTCATAGCTGATAATGGTACATCTGGAGCTGGATATTGGGAGGAATACATCGCACCTGATGTGTCTCCAGGTTTAACAGCTACAACTATGCCTCATGAGCTAGTTAATACAGGTACTAATGCATTTACTTTTAAAGCTATTTCATGGACTGAAAGATTAACAGGTGATGATACAACTAACTCACATCCTAGTTTTGTAGGTAAGAAGATACAACAGTCTTTCTTCCATAGTAGCCGACTTGGTTTCTTGGTTGATGATCATGTTGCAATGAGTCAATCAAACGAGTTTTATAACTTCTATCATGTGTCTGCAATGACTCAGATAGCGTCTGATCCAGTTGATTTAAGTACTTCTAGTATTAGACCTACATTACTTACAGGTGTCTTACCAACTGCACAGGGTTTAATCCTGTTCAGTAAGAACCAACAGTTCTTGATGTTTGCACCTAATGGTATCTTTACTCCTACTACAACGATTATTCGTGGTATCTCTAACTATGAGATGGATATCAATATTGATCCTGTTGATAATGGTACTAACCTTATCTTCCTAAGTAAGACTCCAGGTTATACACGTATCTATCAAATGAGAACAGCGGGTCAAGAAATGAACCCGTCTGTCTTAGACATAGGAAGAGTAGTATCTGAATACATACCAAGTTCTATAACAGATCTTATAGCTAGTCCTCAGAACTCATTCATAGCAATGTGGGGAACAGATAAGAATGATATCTACTTCTATAGAACCTATAGTGATGGACAAAGAGAGGTTATGCAATCTTGGTTTAGATGGCAACTACCAGGATTAGTTCAAACTGTATCAGTTGATTCTGATGTGATGTATGCAGTCACTATGCAAGGTGGTCAATATACATTAATTAGTGCAAGCCTTAACCAAACACCAGAGGAAACCATATTGGTTAACTCAGATGGTCAGAAGATGAATCCTTGTATGGATTTATATGCAACTGCTAGTTCAGTCGTATATGACCAAGCTGATCCTGTTAACCCATTCTCTAAGTGTTATATACCTTTTAATAATGTAACTGGATTAACACCTGTACTTGTTATTGGTAGTACGGCTTCTGATTTAACTAATCCTACGTTTGTTGAATCAGGTTTTACTATTACACCAACAGTAGATACTGATGGTACTGGTACTTATTTTAAAGTTCCATTTAAAGATTTCACTGGCTCTACTGCTAGTAAAGTTATTGTAGGATTTAAGTATACTTATGATATACATCTACCTACTATCTATTTCACTCAAGGTGAAGAAGGCACTCAGGCTGACTTTACGTCAACATTAACCATAGCTAGAGTTAAATTCTCAGTAGGTTTATCAGGTATTATTAGTTTTAAATTAAAGAGAAAAGGTACAACAGATTATGATGATGTTATACCTATCCCCCTTGCAAATGAATACTTAGCTAATGACGTACCTTTAACAGATGAGTCTGTAGCTGCAATACCAATACATCAAAAAAACACAAACTTCACGCTAAAAGCTTTTAGTGATTCACCATTCCCTGTTTCACTAACTTCAATGATGTGGGAAGGATATTATTCACCACGATTTTATAGGAGAACATAAACATGAGTAAGTCGCCTCCAGCTATTGATCATGCAAATGATCAGATTAAAAAAAAGTTTGCATACGATAAGAAGAATTTTGAATACCTTTGGGGTATAGATGCTGATACAGTTGATCAACATGGTAAAGGTGGTGTACAGTTATTAAATGAAGACGGTACAAAGAAGGGTGAAAAATGGAACAAATATTATACCAGTGTTGAAAACCTAGACCTTAAAAAACAAGCTGACGCAGAGTCAAAAGCCTATTCTGAAGAAACTGCTAAACAGCAGTGGGAAATGGGTAAATCCCAACAGCAATACGAATGGGATCAACAAGACGCAGCTTATTTAAAGTCTAATGATACTGCTGATGATGTTTTAAAATTCAACAAGGCTGAATATGAAGATGCAATAAAGAGGGAAGAAACAGTATTAAATGAGCAATTCATTGAATCAGCATTTCAGAATCAAAACTTAATTGCTGATCTATATGAAGCTACTGGTACAAAAGGTTTTGATGCAGCAGCTACGAAATTAGGATTACAACAACAGGAATCAACACTTAATAGTCAAAAGCAAAAACAACTACTTAACTTAGAACAAAGTAATAAGGCTGCTGAGTTTGCTGAAACTGGTGCAAAGCTTAATATGCTTGATAAAGCTGGTAGTGCTGAATTTCAAAAAGCAGGTGTCAAGCAAGATCTATTTATTAAAGAAGCTGATAATAGATTTAAGAAAGCAGCTTTGTTAATGGATATGGATTCACAAGATCGAATAGCACAACAGCAAAACGATCTGATCCGTAGAGAAAACAAAGCTACTTATGCTAAAGCTGCACATGAAAGTACAGAAGCAAATCTACAAGCATTGAAAGCTCAAGGTGATGCTTCTTTAACAGCAGCTGGTAGATCACAAGGTAAAGCTGTACAAATGGTATTTGCTGAACTTGGTAGACAACAAGCTTATATAGCTGAAAGTTTAATACGTGGTACTGGAGCTGCTGAAGCTAGAATGAAGAATAACTTAGCAAATGCAGCTACTACTAAACAAAAGTCTAAATTAAACCTCCAACAAATAGCAGACGAAACAGGACAAAACATTGATAAAGCATTATTAAATCTACAAGAAATTGATAGGAATTTAAAAATTAGTAATGCTAAAGGTGCAATCAGTATTGATGAAATTAAAAAACAGGTTTACGATAATATTCAAAATACAACTCTAGATGTTGAGACATTAGAAAATAACCTTAAACATGCACAAACTGAAACTGGTTTAAATCTTAAAAAGATTGATTGGGATTTACAAAATCTAGGATCTAATTTCAAAACAGATCAAGATATTTTAAAAGCTAGTTTAGATAGTGCAGTTGATGCATCTGCATTGAGTGTTAGTGATATTATCCGATCTAAACAACAAGCAGATTTAGAAGCTGAAGCTAGAAGAATGTTAGATCCTTCTATAGGTAGAGAAGCATTAGATCTAGATCTATTCAAACCTATTGAGGAGCCTTCACCTAAGTACGCGGATCCCCAAGAACCTAAACTACCACCTGCTCCAGTAATGGGTGCAATGATGAACGATGTTTCAACTGGTGTGGGATTCGCTGGAGCTGCTATAGGTGGTACTACTGCTGGACTAAGTGCGGCTGGTGCTGCAGCTTCTTTAGGTGCGGCTGGTGCTAAAGCAGGTGCTGCTTGGGCTACTGGTGTTAGTTTAGCTGCTCCTTATATTGGTATCGGTGTTGCTGCTTTGACTTTCTTAAATTTGATATAAAAAACAATGGCAAACTTAACTTTTCGGGGGTCAGCCCGTAGAAAAGCTTTTGATCCTTTCGACGTTCCTGATGAAACTTTAAAACTACAACAGGAAACAGAACGTACCTTAAGTGGTATGCGAGAAGTTAGGACTCAAAACCTACAAAATAGGAGAGATGGTTTACAAGCCATCAAAGAAAACAGCGCAAAAGAGAAAGAACAAAGAAGAGAAAACAAAAGCATTGAAAGAGATTTTGCTAAAGCATTTCATGAAGCTGAGATGCAGCATTATGCAACAAGGATTGATGATGCAGCTACAAAAATAAAAGAAGAGCAACTTAAACCTGATAAACCTGGACTACAAGATTTAATTGAGTTCATACCTTCAGCAATGGAGAAGTTATCTGCTATTGAGAATCAAAGATACGATAGAATGTCGTCTGAAGGTAAAGTTCTTTTAAATCAATTAGGTGCTGATCCTTCTATTGCTATAGCATATACCAAACAATTAGAGACATTAAGAGGTAATGAATCTGCTTTAAATGAAGTAATTGAAAAATACTTTCCAAATGCAAGTGATTTACAACGAGCACAGTTAAGAGGATTACGTGGTTATCGGTTAGTAGGTTTCAGAGCTGCAGCTGGTCAAGATGTTATTGAAAACAACTATGCAGCATCATGGGAACAGTGGAAAAGAAATCCTAATAATGTAGGACCATCTGGAAGAACTGTTGCTGAGATGGAAGGTGATCCTAACTTACAAGTTGGTACAGAGATTAAAGGATTAAGAGCTAGGCATGATGCTGAGTTTCAAAAGATGTATTTCATGGGTGATAACCCTGAATTAGTAAAAAGGTATTTCCAACCTGAACTAGATAAACTTGCTGATACATC